AAGAATGATGAGAAAAAGAGGTAAAAACCGTGTTTGATGGGGGTGAAATGTTAAAAATGAGTTAATTATAAAAGAAAGTTTATGTTTTATTTGGTTATTAAAAGAATTTTATGTATCTTTGCATCGTGAATAGATAACTAGATGTTTAACAATTTAAAATTCAACAGATGAATGAAGAAGAGCTAGAAAAGCAGATTAGAATTAAGAAGAAACTGCTAAGTGATTACATCAGGCTGAGAAAGGCTTACAACATTGATGATGAAACTTATTGGAAGTTTACAGACAGCGTTTTAGACCAGCTTTCAGTTCTGATTAAGAAAAGAAAAAAGAAGTAAAAACTTACCCCTCCTTCGGGAGGGGATTTAAAAAATAAAAGATATGAATAATAATACGGATTTACTTAAGGAATACGCTTCTCTTGCAGGCAAGGAAGACGAAAAGAGCGAAGCTCGCAAAACAGAAATTTTAAACTACATCAAATTAAATGCTGATGATAGTGATAGAGAGGAAGCAAAGGCTTTCATCAACCAAAAGATGGAGCAGCTTCAGAGTGAAGTCCTGACTTTGCGTGAGCAGCTTGCAGAGGAAGATTACAAGTTGCTGCCACTTCGTTACATCGCACAGAATTACTTCGGCAAAAGCGCAGCATGGCTCTCTCAGCGTCTCAATGGCTCAGAGGTTCGCGGTCATGTTTACACGCTCAATTCCGAGCAGAAAGATATTTTCAATCGTGCCGTCCAGGAGATTGGACAACGCATTAGCTCTTTGCAGTTAGCATAGGGTTATCTGTTCACACAACCGTCCCCGACGCGATTCCGTGTCGGGGACTTCTTTTTGTTCACATATATTTGATATTGTTGTATAAAAGATAATTTTATGTTACTACAAGATATTGAGACCTGCAGGCAGGCTCGTCTGGTTCTCCGAGAGCTCATCATGGGCGACAAGTCACGTGCGCAGCTCTGGAGCTCGCTGGTTGACAACCAGCTTGATGATGTTGACTTGAGGTTCCTTCTTCCACCATTGGCCAACGAGGGCTACATCGAAGAGTCTGAAGGCATGTGGCATATACTAGACAAGGGTGTGAAGTACATGTAGAATTACGACAGAATGATGCTGGAGAGCGCAGAAGGATACTTGGAATATGGGGATACGCTCGCGGAGAAAGTGCGAAAGTCTAAGGAGAGGAAAAAAGAGCAGGAGAGTAAGATGAACAACAAAATTGCTTTGTGGACTTTTATTGTGGGCATTATCTCCATGCTGATAGGAGCTATAGCTCTCCTAATATCGCAAGACATGCGAGAAATAATATTGCCAATCCTTGGCAAATAACCGTTATTTGGAGAAGCCTTATGCGCTTCTCCAAGTTCATATATTCTTTTCTTTCCATACCTTAATATATATTATTTAGTTAATCCGATGCAAATATACGGAATTTTATTGAATATCCGTGGAAAAACAGAGAATTTCATGGAATTTTATTGAATATCCGTGGAAAAACAGAGAATTTCATGGAATTTTGTGGAATTTTCAAGCCTAAAATGTTAAATCTTACTGGATATAACAAAAAAGTTATCTTTTTGTTTGGTAGAACATAACTTTTTTGTTATCTTTGCAACGTCTTTCAGACAAAGAGATCTTTTAATTAATTAAATTCCTTACATAAGATGAAAACTAGTCAACTAGTTAGACAGCTGAACCGAGCGGGATGCTTCGTTGTTCGGCATGGTGGAAATCACGATGTTTGGTATAGTCCTGTTACAGGACTCAAATGTCCGGTTCCACGGCATGGCAGTCGGGAAGTCCCTAAAAAGACTTACGACAGTATTCTAGAAAGATTGCTCGGGCTTTAAGCCCGGCAATTTTTCTCTAGTTGACCAAGTTCGTTGAGACGGATGGAGTGGTTGGTTTTAAGGTCTCTTTTTAATTGGTATAAAAGTATGGCAACAAAAGTAACGATACAGGTAGAGAAAGGCAAGCAGGAGAAGAACTTCTCTTGCTTCATGGTTGAAGAACTTCCAGACTTTGCACTTGCTGGGTATGGTAACACAGCCAAGCAAGCTATTGAGGATATGTATGTGGCGCAGAAGGAAATCAAGGAGCTTCTTGAAGAGGAGGGCAAGCAGATGCCTGAGCTGGAGTTCGTGTTCCGGTTTGACATCGGTTCGTTCTTCGATTATTACTCATACCTCAATATGAGCGGAGTGGCGAAAAAGGCGGGTGTCAATGCATCACTTATGCGCCAGTATGCTATGGGTAAGCATGAACCTAGCCAGAAGCGCAAGCAGCAGATTTTGGACTGTCTGCGTCAGATTTCACAAGAAATGCAGACTGCCGTGATTTAGTTCGCTGACAGTTTTCATATAATTATGTAGGAATTTTAGTAAAGATCTCTGAGCCCTCCGTGCGTGACGCATCGGGGGCTTTTTTATTCCTTTTCATTCCTCCTCCTCCTCAAATCACCCCGATTTTATGCTCTAAAACATATTCCCTGTAGATACTTTGTCAGAGAGGTTGAATGTCTGAAATATTATTGCTATTTTTGCACTTGATATAAACAACAAACTTATGGAAAAAGGAAATATAAATTTTGTTGCCATTGACTTTGAGACAATGACACCCGAGCTGACTAGCGCATGCGCAGTTGGTATGGTACAAGTAGTAAATGGTGTAATCATGCAAAAGTTCTATAGCTTAATTAAGCCATATCCTGATGAGCGCACAGAGCGAAATACATTCGTGCATGGCATAACAGAAGAGATGGTGGAGAATGCACCTACGTGGGATATCGTTTTCCCAGTTCTGAGAAGCTTCGCTCAGAGTGGTTGCATAGCTTGCCATAATGAGGGTACTGAAGCTAACATACTCTCAAGACTAGCTGAAGTTTACAACCTTGACATGCCAGGATATCAGATTATTGATACCATGCAACTATTACCAGGTAATAATTCGTTGAAGAAGATGTGCGAGTTGATGGGAATAGAGATGCACGACCATCATGACGCATTAGCAGATGCAACTGCCTGTGCAGAGATTGTACTGAAAGGTGCAGGCATTGATGTCACACATCATCATTATGAAAAGCCTGACTATAAGTCTCACAAGAGCCTGACTGGAGAAGTCAAACAGCCATTGGCTGATGAGGAAATTAATAACAAGGACAATCCGTTCTTCCACCAGAAGGTGGTAATCACTGGAGTATTTACAGCTTTCCCAGATAGAGAGAAGCTGGCTTTTAGACTTCGTGACTGCGGTGCTGACATCAATTCATCTATCTCGGCTAAGACTAATATCGTAGTTAAAGGTGAGGGAGCTGGACCTTCCAAGATGGAAAAGATTAAAAAACTCAATGAGAAAGGAGCTAATATCAGAGTCATCGAGGAGAAAGAGATGGTGGAAATAGTAGAGAAATATGGTATATAAATAAAAAAATGAGCGAGGAATGAAAATTTCTCGCTTTTTTTTTGGCGGTTCCAAATATTCTTCGTACTTTTGCCAACGCTTATAAGATAGTAGTAATCTACTCAGCGATGGCGACTGTTTCGCCTAGGCTTCACGCCGTGGGCTTTTTTTATGCCTATAAAGTATCATTTTCCCGGCAGCGGGAAAAAGGTCTCTTCAAAATGGCGGTTGCATGATCCGTAAGATACTTGCCCTTCGCTGGGAAAGCTACCATCTTATAAGCAGCGGTGAATGTGACCGCCACCATTGTATTTATACATCAAGGTCGGTCTATAATGCTTATAAGATGGCAATTATGCAGAATTCAATTTTAATTAGTGATGCGCAGGTGAGACCTGCAGGCATCAACGTAAACGAGGGCATCCATACCCTCAAGTGTGCAATCAAGCGTGAGGCTAAGCGTCTCATGGCTACCAAGAGCGAGACCTTCAGCTTCCTTTGCGAGGAGAAGGTAACGTATGGTGAGGTGGCATTGACCATGGTAGGCTTCTCTGCCGTGATGGCTATTGTCATGATTGGTGGTTTCATTTTCGGAGGGGTGGTAGCATGATGAAGAAAAGTAGAAACCGCAGAAGACGCACAGCAAAGCTGACTACCAAGGACATCAGCAAGTGCAAATACTTCATAAATATTGGCAAAAGTATGAACGCCCATAAGGTGGAACTCAAATTTCTG